CACATATTTACAATTTTAATTGCTTGCGCTTTAGTTTGCGCCTCTAATGTAAATACATGTAAAAATTCATCTGTAATACGGACTACATAAGGAGACATGATAATACCCTTCATTTAAAACAAGGGCGTATCTTAACACATAAAAAAACCCCACGCAAGCGTAGGGTTATTGGGTTGTTGTATTATAACAACGAATCAGGACTCTCCCTCGGAGACACCACGGAGAAGCATAAGAATATCCAGGGCACAGTCAGGCACAGGATGATGTTTCGCAACCTCGTCCATACTGAGGTCCTGAACTTTACAGTATCCATTGCTGGTTCCATAAAGCATGTCGATTGCAGTTCGCATATCACGCCAACGATTGAATGGTGCAATAGGGTCTACGCCTGCTTTGTTACATAGACTATCGATCGCCATTTGATCCAGTGAACCTCGTGCCCAAATAGACTCGGTATCCCACTTCTTTCCACCCATATATTTGTTGATATATTTGTGAATAGCTTTGATACCATCCTCAGCGAGGAGATCACTCTCACTCGGAACCAAGCTAGACTCTTGTTGCCATTGCCCTTGCTTATTCCACCAATCCAAAGTTGACTTGGAGATAGTGCGATCGAGTCGCTTGACCTGATCCTTAGCGTTAAACTTCACAAACAATCCACGTTGACATAAATCGTTGTATGAAATTTCAGTATCCATCTCAGGGTCAAAGTGAATAATTCCTGCAGAGAGGATTACTGTAGTAGATTCTACGCCGAGAGTCTCAATATCAAACATGAACATAATTAATCCCACAGTCCTCTGAAATATTTACCAAATAAACGCAAACCATTATCGATTCGCTTCTGTTCTTTTTCTAGACCTTCCCAATACACCTCAAACGTATCATTGGGACCTCTAACCATCTGACTCATGCCATTTTCTAGTTTCTTGAATTGAATGTCGTGAACACCAGAACGATACTTCTCTTCCCAGTCATACGTGAATGACTCGAATGCAAAGATCATTTCATCCATGACCCAATCCCAGCGTGCATGAACATCGCACTTACATTTATGAGTATCAGACTCGTCATGATAAAAATCGAAACACGCTTGATAATCATAATCTGGTGTATCGGTTGTACGCATGTACTCCGGAACATCTTCCATATCAACAACTTGTGATCCGTGTTTGGTTTCACGTAATTGTTTGAGCATTGGAAGAATGATCGGAGCAAGTGTACTATCCATACTCCAAGTGTCCCAACGATCGATCTTGACATAAGTGATACGTGGATGTACCTTGTCAAGAACCCATTGAATACCCTTGGAGATAGGTTCAAGTTTATCAGATACCTTCTCCACCCATTCTGGATAGTCTGGACCATCTCGTTTCGCCCAGTCTTTCCAGAAGAATACTTTCTCCAAGAATGTGTAGGGTGAGAACCAATGGTTTCGGTACTTACTGATATAGACTTTCATGATTTCACTTCTTAGCTTTAGTACTTTTCTTCGTCGGCGGCACAGCAGCAGTTACAGCCTTAGGTGCATCTTCTCGTTTAACGAATTTACGTTTCTTACGCTTATCTGCAGAGGTTCGATTTTTCACAATGGTCTTTTCAGTTGGTTCTACAGTGACATCATTGTTCGTCGCAGTAGGGCGAGGACCAGTCGGGAAGGGCCAGATTTCTTCAGTGTTCATGGCAGGTGCCGTACGCTCTTCTAGAGGTTCGCTGCCATCAGTTTTAAATCCAAATAGTTTTTTAACAAAATCCCACATATCATATCTCCTTATTAATAACGAACATGGTTAATTATATAGTACATCATTTGATGTTGTCATAATCATCTGGTTCGGTCTTATCTTCACGTATCTCCAAGAAGATAGGTAAGAACAAACTGTCACCACCTTGTTTGTTTTTGATTCTGCTATTATACTTCAAAGCGACAATTTTACCAAGCAATTGATCACGAATATTCCAAAGGTCACTTCGATGATCGTCGCTAAACCCAGAACCAACAGAGACGGTGATAGTTTTGTTGTCAGTGGGTCCGGACTGACATACAATTGCACCAAGCTTTCCCACATACTTTCCCGTCCCTTCTTGAACGTCTACGATCTGAAGGTCACACTCAAGTTCACCCTTGAACTTAATTTGATGCTTTACCCTCTTATCTTCCCACGGCGCATCTCTCTCCTTGAGAATAATTCCCTCTTGACCGTCAGCAAGATAGCGGTCAAACGCCTCTCTAGTCTCAGTAATGTTGTAGACCACTTGATGTTCCACCAACGAGACGGCATTGCTGAAAATAGCATTCTCAAGAATCTTAAAGCGATCCCTATAAGGAACGCCACTATAACCAACGGTAAAATCTTCATAATCAATCACATCCCATACTGTAGCACGAATCTTATGTGATTCCAAGTCGGAGATCGTGCCTTTCACCGCCTTGTTGAGAATACCGTTTCCTGTCTGTCGGTCTAGAATTACGCCTTTATCATTGACAACCAATTCACCATCAAAGACAATGCTTTTAGAACCAGCAACACGAATAAAATCTTCATCCAGATGTTGTAGTCCTTGAATTTCTTTGCCATTACGACTCCTATAATCTACCTTACCGTCTTTCACAATAGCGTTGAAACGCATACCATCCATCTTCAACTGAACCATCGCAGGAAACTCAAACTTACTTATAAGTTTCTCATCAGATGCTGTGCAGAGCATACATGGATACTCATGCACCAATCCAGGCCACACAGCGTTAGCAGTTGCTGCGGCAACACCACACTTCAGATCTTTCTGAATGATACATTCTACAACCTTAGCGTCGTTCTCTGGCAGACTCTCCAGGATAGTCGTGAGCATATCGATTGCAGCATTGCCAGTATAGACTCGCTCTTTCAACTTCTTCAGTTGTTTAATAGCGTTCGGAAGTGCTACTGTATGAATACCTCGAGTATACTTGGGAATCTTACGAATATAGAATTGTGTGAATTGGTCTAGTGCTAAGAACACCACAGTCTTTAGCAGATCGTTGTTCTTATTCTGTTCAAGCACATCAATCTTGAACTTCCGACCAGCGTCAGAAGCAAGTTCCTCAAGAATATCATACACGTCTTTGTTCACATCAATCTCCGTTAGCGATAGCAAGCATTATACCACATAACCAAAAAATTACAAGCACTTCGATCATTCTAACATCCATTTATTTGCTTCTGCAAACTGTTCGTCATTCATAATTGAATTATGTAGCGCCATATACCCACAATCCATCCCACGAGTATACATGTCTGGACCAAATCCAAATACATCGTATAACACATACCGATAAGAACCCTTCTCCTGAATATCTCCCTGAAAGATCTTAGACACTACGGCATGAAACGCATTACACTTGTCCTCATATGATAGTGAGTTCCAGAAGTGACCAGCAGCAATATCGTTCACTCGACGGTTCTCTTCATATGCTGATGATAATTGCTGAGAGGCTTCCATATAGGCATCCATCTTATCTTGCATGATCTTTTCATTCTCAGGATTTAGAGGTTCTGTTTTCATTTTCACTTTACCTTCTTAATAGATTTGACAGGAGGGATACGCTGATCCAACATGTCAACTTCACGTTCAATAGATTTACGGTTCGCCTCGATCAATCCCAACAGTTTCTGATCATTCTTTTCCAGAACATCTGCACGTTCAGTCAACAGCACGATGTCTGCTTTGATAGCATCCAAGTCTGTGGTCTTCTTATGCAGGCTTGCAACTGATTCCTGATACATCATCTGTTGAAAACTGTAGTAGATATATTGAGCAAACAATAGTGTCAACAACACCATACTGATGTTCCGCCACATTTTAACTTTGTTCATTTACCATTCACCCATTTGTTTTCTTCACCTTCGTCGTGAAGAACCAATCCCTCACGCTCATGCCAGTCATAACATTCTTTACACAAAGCGGTGTATTCTAATGCACGTTTGTTCTCACGTGTGTATGCCGCAACAGTGCAGTTCCACAGATGAGAGATATGTTCTACTTCATGCCCACAACTTGCTCTGATCATTATTTAAATCCTTGAGTTTCCAGCTAAGAATCCCATCAGAAATCCAAGCGCATATGCGACCAACACCAAAAATAACACGTAAAGCTCAGTTGTCATTCTTCAACTCCGAAATGTTCTTTAATATTTTTTACATATTCATCATTAGGAAATTGTGAGGGTGTCCATT